TCAGATACAGAGCAAGAGCAGACCCCCACAGAAGAAGAGTCACAACCCACATCCCCCGAAGAAACTGACGGAACCGAGGACCCTGTGGACGCACCCCCTTCTGAAGAATCAGAAGAGCAAGAACAAGACAACCAAGAGCAAGAAAATCAGTCTGAAGAATCATCCCCACAGCCTACACCAGAAACCGTCATCTCTGATGCACTTGCTGATGGCAAGTTAACAGCCGCAGAGGTAACTGCTGTTGTCACAGCGATTGTGGAAAACCTACAACCAGGGGAAGCCGTATCTAGCGAGACTTTACAAGAGGCTGGAATTACCTACAGTGATTTGCCTCCTGAAACACCTGTTGATGTTAGAACCGATGAGAACGGTAATGAGGTTATCATTACTGCAGAAGTTGCAGCAGCCCTCACCCTCCTTGAAAACCCTTCAGAATTAATTGGCGCAATATTTGATGACCCAGGTCAAGTTCTTCTTGCACTGGGAAGTATTGGTGCAGACATGTCCGAAGAAGAACGTGAAGAAGCAACAAAGATGGTTGTAGCAACTGTAGTCGCTGCGGGTGCTGCTATCAATGCAGCAACTGCAGCCGCTGCCGCAGCAGCCGCTGCAACAACGACTGGAGGGTCAACTGGAGGCAGCAGTTCAGGTGGCGGTGCGCCAACTGGAGATAGTAAGGCCGTTAGGAGACGACGTAAATGATTAAATTCCTGAAAGATATGCTCGACCAACTATGGACATTGCTGGGTATGTTTATTGCCTGGATTGTGCTTGATGGCAGCGCAAAAGACGTAGTAGGAGTAGCCACTATTGCAACTTTGTTTGCATGGATGGTGACGTATCCCTTGCGCAACCGCGAAGATTAAGAGATTATGTACTTTGAGAAGGGCATCTCATTTAGGAGATATATGGATAAGAAAGCACTAGAAGCAGCAGTGGGTACATACGTACGCGCTGCGGCCGCAGCAGTTGCTGCTCTGTACATGAGCGGTATTTCGGACCCAAAGACTTTGCTTAATGCATTTATTGCAGGTCTTCTCGGACCATTGGCTAAAGCACTCAATCCAAAAGACCCGTCATACGGGTTCGGCAAGAAGTAGCACGGGAGTAGGAAGATGACGCTTGAGGCAATTGCTGGTGCAATTATTTTGGTCGCATCAGTCTTTATTTCCTTGGGCGTCATCTTTCGTCCAGGCTATAAGAGAGTAAAAGAACTTGGTGACTGGTTTGACCATTTCAAAAGAGACTGGGTTGGCGAAGACGGGGCTCCAGGTCGAGACCGTATTCCTGGAGTTATGGAACGTCTTAACAAATTGGACGGTGAACTAAGCCAAAATGGTGGTAAGTCAACCAAAGATGTAGTCAATAAAATGCTATACAAGCAAGAAAAGATGGAAGAGAAGGTTGACGTAATGTTGGAGGCCTTCGTGGAGATGGGCGAGCGTTTAGTAAATATTGAGGACTCTTTAGCAGTCCAAAATCCTAAAGACTAGGAGATTATTATCCTATGGCTCAAATAGGCGACCGCAACTGGAATCCCGTCCTTGGTTTAGTCCGCATGCTTCCAGGAACAGTGAGTCCAAACGAGGCGCAATCGCGTGCGATGGAAATGCACAAAGCACAATATGCATCGCATCAATACGGCATGGAACTAGAAAGCCATAAGGCTGGTCTAGCAGAAGAATCTGCACAGGCACAACATGGTCGCAATATGGAATTTTTTAGTTCAGTACTTCGTCATGCAAAACATGAAACACCAATTCATTTAAGCATTGGTGATGTAAGTACTCAGTTTACAAAGAAACCAAAACCAACTCCTAGAACAAAAGCAGCACCTACAAAGACTCCGCGTCCTCTACCTGTGCGTGACCCAAAGACTGGTCGCATGATGAGAGCGCCTGAGTAATGCCTGCAACACTAACAGGAGACGACGACTCTTATAAGAACTTTCGGTCTGGGTATGAAGACAGACACGCTCCGCTTACTCCTACAGAAAAGAAGATGGTTAGATTTTCTAATCGTTCTTTTTCAGACCTCTCTCAAAGAGACTCTGCTATTCGTTCTAAATTTGGTATGCATTCAGTTGATTACTACAGAAGATTAGAAACAATAAAAGACCATCCACAACTTGGCAAACAATCACGAAGCAGACTGTCTAATCTCATGTCTACTCCAGGACCGATGACTGGTGGAACACCTACTATGGATAGCAAACAATTCTCACACGGATTGGATTGGTAATGGCAAAAAAGTCTGAAGCATGGCAACGCAAAGAAGGTAAGAACACTAAAGGCGGCCTTAACGAAAAGGGACGCAAGTCCTACGAAAAAGCAAACCCTGGCTCTGACCTTAAGCCACCAGTAAAGAAAGAACAGGCTGCAAAGTCTAAGAAGTCAGCAGCACGTCGCAAATCATTTTGCGCTAGGATGGAAGGCATGAAGAGTAAGAACACCTCTTCAAAGACTGCTAGAGACCCTAACAGTCGGATTAACAAATCACTACGAGCATGGGACTGCTAAATGTTTACACAACTACTTATTAAACTTGGTCTGAAGAAAGACCACAAAGCATTTATTGAAAGCCTATTAAAGGAACTGGATGCGGTTGAACCTGCAAAGAAGAAGAAGGCTCCAGTAAAGAAAGCCGCTGCAAAGAAGACAGCAGCAAAGAAGGCTGCAAAGAAGGCTAAGTAATGAAGTGCGCTAACTGCGATTTAGATGCCTTCTTTGTCTATCAAATAACAAAGACGTATGAAATCTTCTATTGCGGTAAGCACCTGCCTAAATTCTTACTAGAGCGTAAGAAAGCCGAACTCTTAAAAACTACAGACGAATGGTCTGCAGCAAAAATGGAAGTTCAAGGAGCAGTTGCTCCTGAAGAACCTAAACCAAAGCGCAAGAAAAAGGCGGCTGAAGAACCGAGTGAAGAATGAAGGTCATTCGCAAGTTCGCAGTGCAAGGACATGCTGTACCATCGTCCTCACACAGTCCAAGAGGACCGTTTCCTCCTGAAGTCCTAGCAGGACCTCAGATGGCTTACGGCGATAACCATTCGGATTCCTTACACCCAGCACTAGACGAGGTTCGTTTCTTCAAATGCCGCGAATGCGAAGAAGTCCTCTTTGAAACTGAACTAAACAACCACACATGTGAGGAAGAAAACTAATGGCAACAAATAACAATGGAAACCTGCTCGATGACGCAGGTAACGTAGCAATTGATTTCGTATGGGGCAACATCCCTATGCAACCAAACGATGTCCGTCCAGACAATGCAGGTGCAACTCTTTCGGACACAGTTTACACAAGAGTAGCGGGTCGTCTAGACCCAGCATTAGATAACCACATCATCGCTCTTTCAGGATGGGGCGGATACCCACTATTCACAGCAAACTCAGCAGGAGAAGATGTAGTTGGTGCAACTGACTACGTACTCGTACCTAACGTACTTGGACTTACAACAGCCCTTGCAACTGACGCAATGAAGGACGCATCACTCGTTCCTACAACTGCAACAGCAGCATCGAACGTAGGCAAGACTATTACAGCAGCAGCCCGTACAGCAGGTTCAGCAGTTATCTCAATTACTTGTGCAAGCCACGGCTTTGTTGCAGGTAACAAGGTAACAGTCTCTGATGTTTCTGGTGGAGATGGCGTAAACGGAGTTTGGACAGTTCTTGCTGTTACAAACGCAAACGTATTCACCGTAACTGGAACAGCAACTACAGTTCAGGCTCTAACAAGTCTTGCTGGTGTTGTTTCTGGTGTTGCTGGAACAATCAAGACTCAATCAGTTGCCGCAGGTGCAAACAACACTGCACCAGGTGCAGCAGTAACAATTACACCATTCGCAGCAGCCTCTTAATATAAAAGATGCCAAGAGTTAGAGGAGGAGGAGCAGCCAAGGGTCCACGCCCTGCTGCCCTCCCCTCTTCTCAGGAACTTTTAGGAGCAATGGGAAAGCCTTATGGCTTTGGCCCAAGACAAACTAGAGGAATGACAAATCTCCTCTCTCAAGAGGGCGGATTTCAAAGCCCATTTTCTGCATTACCTACAGCCGCTTCTTCTGGCGAATTTTTTGAAACTATCTCTTTACTAGACGCAGATGACACTATGCGTTATTACAATCCTCAGACACCTGATGAGGTTGCAAAAAGAAACCAAGCAGGAGAAGCAGTCTTTCCAAAATTTGGAGAAGACGTCTACTACGTTGATGCTCAAGGAAACTTTGTAGACCGCTCTGCTGGACGCAAGTACTACGATGAAGACTTAGACACTGGTGAAACAGTTATTCCTGGTGAAAAAGGACCTCAATTTGAGGAATCAGATGCACCTGCACCCCTGTCGCTTGTTCCTACCTCTACAACTAACCCTGACCGTCCACGTACAGTAGCGGCAGGCTATGACCGTCAACGCTCAGTTCTTACAGTTGTGTTTCGTGATGGTACTTATTATAACTATTATGAAGTAAGCACCACAGAGTGGCAAGACTTTAAACGACGCGTTTCTAAAGGACAGTTTATTTACAAGTACTTAGACTTTAAACCTCGTGGACCTGCAAGCGTCTCATCTCTTCCTGCGTACGCACGTACTGCCTTGTACAAGGTCACTCGTGCTATACAGTTAACTAACGAACGTAAGCAGTATGACCGTATGGCTAAAAAGAACACCCCTAAAGCACCAAAGGCAAATAAACCAAGAAAGAGATAAATGCCAAAGGCACACAATATTGGACCACTATTTGTACAAGTGACTAAATTCCCCTATGAATGGGATGGAAAACTGCTTGTTCGTGGTTGGACTCAAGAGATTGAGGAACCCTTTAGAACTTCTGAACCCCTAATATTTAAACTCCCCAACTACCGTGCTCTAGTCATCGGGCGTTGGACTGGTGCGAAAGATGAGGAAGACGCGCTAAACTCAGCGCTAGAAAGGCGGGATTTAACTTACGATGATTTTACGGAAAAAGCGGGATGGACACCAGCCCCAGACTCGGATAGAGAAGAGAGTGTCGACGATTTCCACCCCAGATTTGATATCTTGGATGGAGCACTCAATGTACCTTATTGGCAAACACGTGACGATTTACCAAAAACAAAATAGTTCTGCTGACTTAGATGAGGTTCTCATGGGCGCAGAAGCGTTCCATGCCATTGCAAAAGAATTGAAGAAAAGACACGTCTCCTGATATGATTACTACGCGTTGCCTCTCTACAGGTCTGGCGTTGACCCACCCAAAAGGTGGGTCTCGCTGTTTAATGGGTGCATATGGAACACGATAAGTTTGAAGAAATCAATCCTGAGTTTTACTTACAGGACGAACAACCGATTGAAGAGTCAATTGATGAGCCTCTTGATGAACTGTCGCAACAATTTGTAAATAAACTAATTGACAAGATGCTTGAGTTCCTTGTAGTACTTGTGGGCCATGACTTGCATCCTTATCAAAAACCACTTGCTCGTCGCATTATGGAATCTGTAATTATTAATGACGGTGAAGAAATCACTGCCCTTGCTTCTCGTCAGTCAGGAAAGTCAGAGACGGTTGCAGACACTGTTGCAACAATGATGATTTTACTTCCACGTCTTGCAAAACTTTATCCAGATTTATTAGGAAAGTTTAAAGATGGAATTTGGGTTGGTTTGTTTGCTCCTACAGAATCACAGGCTGAAACTTTATTTGGTAGAACAGTTACACGTTTGAGTTCAGAACGGGCTTTAGAGATTATGGGAGACCCAGAGATTGACGACACTGCCGCACGCGTGGGAGGAGTGACTCGTCAGATTCGTCTAAAGAAATCAGGCTCCACTATCACAATGATGACAGCAAACCCACGAGCAAAGATTGAATCAAAGTCCTTTCACCTTATCATCATTGATGAGTGTCAAGAAGCAGATGACTTTGTTGTCTCTAAATCTATCTCTCCTATGTTGGCGTACTACGCAGGAACAATGGTAAAAACTGGAACTCCAACAACAAGTAAGAACAACTTTTATCGTGCTATTCAAATGAACCGCAGACGACAGACTGGAAGAAGTTCTAGACAAAACCATTTTCAATGGGACTGGAAAGATGTAGCAAAGTTCAATGCTAACTACGAAAAGTTCATTAGAAAAGAAATGCTTCGTATTGGTGAAGACTCAGATGAATTTCAAATGTCGTATAACTGCAAATGGCTTCTTGAACGAGGAATGTTTGTTACATCAACAATCATGGATGAACTTGGAGACACTTCACAAGAGTTAGTGAAGTCTTGGCACAAGACTCCCGTTGTTGTTGGCATTGACCCTGCTCGTAAAACGGATAGTACTGTTGTAACAGTTGTTTGGGTTGACTGGGATAGGCCAGATGAGTTTGGTTACTTTGACCATCGTGTCCTTAACTGGTTAGAGATGCAAGGAGACGATTGGGAAGAGCAGTACTACCAGATTGTTAACTTCTTAGAGAACTACGATGTATTGGCGGTTGGTGTTGACGCAAATGGTGTTGGTGACGCGGTTGCGCAACGTTTGAAGTTACTTCTCCCAAGAGCAGAGGTTATGTCTCTGACCTCTAGCCCATCAGAACAATCAAAACGTTGGAAGCACTTGCAAGCCTTAATTCAACGACGAATGATTTCCTGGCCGTCTCACGCTAAAACACGGCGCCTAAGAACTTGGAAGCGTTTTTACCAACAGATGGTGGATGCAGAGGTTCAGTACAAAGGTCCTAATTTCCTTGTAGCCGCCCCAGACGAGTCCTACGCACACGATGACTTTGTGGACTCTTTGTCGATAGCCTGTTCTTTAACACAGGACCTTGTAATGCCAGAAATTGTGGCTTCTACTAATCCTTTTTTTGGTTAAGCCACACAAAGTAGTAAAAAGGGTAGAAACTATCTACCAGGTATACCTAAACCTAGAAACAAGGAGTCTACAATGGCTATTTCTCCAGCACCTCGCTTTCCAGAGCGTGCACCAAACGTCTACGAACGCAAAGCAGGGGACAACCCTGTACGTCGTGGACCACTACGCTTTGAAGAAGGCGTTGCAACCGATACCGATGTTCCAACCGACTTTATCAAAGGAATGCAATCAGGTGCAGCAGTTGCTCCTGGTCGTCCTAATCGTAACGCTCCAGTTTGGCAGAAGCCTGCCGCTGAAACTTTGTCAGAGCGTGCACACGTAGGTTCTGCTGCATGGATTGAAGCACCTACAATGCTAGGCGAGTTTGCTCACGGCACATACACAGACCGTGCAGAACAGATGATTGAAACTGTTATGCGTTCTGGTGGTCGTCAGCAACGTCCAGCCCCAACTGTCGTAAACGACTAGTTATTTGACAACCTGAACCCGCTCATACGGTAGTGTATGGGCGGGAACAGGTTGTATTCGGAGGAGTCAAATGAAAAAACCCGCTAACTTAAAATTGTATGCGATGTTTGTCGCACAGGCCAAAGCAAAGTATTCAAAGTGGCCTAATCCAGGTGCTAGTGCTTGGGTTTCAAAAAAATACAAAGAAGCGGGCGGTCAATACACTGAAACAACAGAAGCAGACCGTCGTCATAACATGGCGATAAAAAAACAACAAAAACAATTATCTGAAAAAAAGAATCCTAAAAAAGAAGATAAAAAATCCGAAAAGGATAAAGGCAAGAAGTAATGTCATTTCTTGATTTTTCACCACCGTCATATCGTGCGGCGTCATCTGACCTTACTATTTCCATTTCACCACTTGGTTTGGTTGAACTTGCTGACGAAGAATTTGAAGTACACGGTCCTCGTTTAAACCGTTACTCTCTTAACTGGGCAATGTACTTAGGGCATCACTGGGGCTATCGTCGTGAACAAGGCGAAATGCAAATTGCAGTCAATTACTACCGTGCCTTTAATGATTATCTTGCTAGGTTCGTGTTTGGTCGTGGCGTCCATTTTCGCTCTCCTAAGTCAACTGAAGCAATTATTCCAGACCGTCTTGAACGCATTTGGGAAGTTGACAATGACAAAATGCGTGTCCTACTTGAGATGGGACAGCAAGGCGGTATCACAGGAGACGTATTCGTCAAAATAGCCTACGAAGAGGCTTGGACAGATTCTGCTGGCATGTTCCATCCTGGACGTGTTCGCCTTCTTCCTATGAACTCGTCTTTTTGCTTTCCTGAGTTTCACCCACACGATAGAAGTCGTCTTCTTAGATTTAAACAGAAGTATCGTTTCTGGGGAACCTCGCTAGAAGGTACTCGTCAAGTGTTTACCTACACTGAAATTTTGACTGACGACGTCATTGAAGAGTACATTAATGATGAACTAATTGACTCACGACCAAATCCACTAGGACTTATTCCAGTGGTTCATATTCCTAATGTTCCTGTTTCAGGTTCACCGTGGGGTCTCTCGGACGCACACGACATCATCACTATCAACCGTGCATATAACGAAATTAGCACTGATGTCGCTGACATCATTAACTACCACGCTTCTCCTGTGACAGTTATTGTAGGTGCTAAAGCCTCTAACCTTGAGAAAGGTGCAAAGAAGGTTTGGGGTGGTCTTCCAAAAGACGCTCAAGTCTTTAACCTTGAAGGTGGCGCATCAGGTATCGAAGGCGCCTTGAAATACCTTGAGTTGTTAAAACGCTCAATGCACGAACTAATGAACATTCCTGAAACTGCTCTTGGACAAGTCCAACCAATCTCAAACACATCAGGTGTTGCTCTGTCTATTCAGTATCAGCCGCTGATGAACCGCTATTCTCAAAAAGTAGCCCAGTATGGTAAGGGTCTTGAGCGAATCAATGAACTTGCACTTCGCACCCTTGCCATCAAGGAACCACAAACATTCTTGTATAACCCAGATGAAGACGGCCCAATCAAGGAAGGTCAATTAGACCGCCTTGACCCAAATGACCCTTTGTCTTATATGAACTACGTACAGTTCCCGCCTCCACTTCCTCTTGATAAGTTAATTGTCCTCAATGAAATCCAAACCAAACTAGGCATGGGACTTGAGTCAAAGGAAGGAGCGCTCCGCACACTTGGCGAAGAGTTCCCAGAAGAGAAACTTCAAGAGATTCGTCGTGAATTGGTCGAGGATGCAAAGGCTGATGGTGCTCTATCTCTTATCAAGGTCCAAATTCAAAAGCAGATTCAAGATATGACAGGAATGATGCCTGGACCAGACGGCTCAAGCGCGATTCCTATGCAGCCTACACAGTTAGGCGATGGTGATGTGATGGGTGACGGTATTGAGGGGGCTCCAACTCCTGAGACTGTCGAAGACCCAATGGTTCAAGAAGCAAAAGCCATAGAAGACCAGGCAGAAATGTCTATTAGGAATGACCTAGTAACTCAAGCCTATGGCACTAAGATTCCGCAAAGAAGGATGGTAGATAGAGACTAAGTTTCCAACTGTAAAAAGTTTGGAATATAACGAGACAATTACACATAAATGTAATGCAATTATCTCATAACAATCAAGGGACACGCCGAAAGGCATACGGACAACTACATAAGAAAGATAAGTGAACACTGCTATGGAAAACACAGTAGAAACCGATGCATCGCTGTCTTCAGTCGATGTGTCAATAGTGAGTAGTGAGACAACTATGTCAGTACCTTCGTACACAGCCGATGATATTGCAAAGGCACGTGAACAAGAAAAAGCAAAGTTATACCCACAACTTGAAAAGATGAAAGAAGAACTCTCGTCCCTTAAAAAGGAACGTGAGGAAACGGCATCTCGTGAAGCAGAGCGTCAAACACGCATTGCTGAAGAGGAAAGTCGTGCAGCACAGTTGAAGAAGGAACAGGAAGAGAATGAACTGTCCTTCAAAGACCTTCTCAAAAAGAAGGAGCAAGAATTTCAGTCTCAACTAGAGAATGAACGTCTTGAAAGAGAACGTGCGATTGCTCTCCTAGAACAGGAGCGCAAATTCCAAGAGTTGATGAATTACCGTCAGGCTCGATTAGAACAGGAACGAGAAACAATCATTCCTGAACTTATTGATTTAATTGAAGGCGATTCACAAGATGCCGTTGAGCAGAGCATTGCAACTCTAAAAGAAAAATCTGCTCGAATTCTCGATTCCGCTCAACAGGCTATGCAGTCTGCAAGAGCACAAATGGCAGGACCACGTGTAACAGCGCCTGCCGCAGGACCCCTCGATAATGATTCGTCACAACAAACGTTAACTCCTGATTCAATCAGGGATATGTCATTGGCAGACTACTCGAAACAACGAGCCAAATTACTTGGCAATGCAGCAAATAATCGTGGTCAGGGACTGTTCGGTTAACCCAAACAACTATCTAGAAAGGACTTGACCTCCATGGCAAGTGCAATTACAGGTACTGGTCAACTAGCCAGCGCCCCTACCGCTTATTCGGGTTCTAATACATCCCTGAATCAAGCAATCCAGACAATCTGGTCTAAGGAAATCTTATTCCAGGCAATGCCAATTCTTCGTTTCGAACAGTTTGCAGTTAAGAAGACTGAACTAGGAGTTGCTCCTGGTCTTCGTGTTAACTTCCTTCGTTACAAGAACTTTGCAGTAGACCCATCTCCTCTAACAGAAGGTGTTCGTATGACAACGAGCGCTCTTACTGCAGAGCAGATTGCTATTACTGTTGCAGAACACGGCTACGCAGTAGCAGTTTCTGAACTTCTTCTTAACGCATCCTTCGATGACGTGATGGCTTCTGCTTCACGTCTTCTCGGTCGCCACATGGCACAGTACCTAGACGTACAGGCACGTAACACACTTTCTGCAGCAACTTCTGCAGTCTTTGGTTACGACCGCTCATCTGTACAAGGTGTTAATGACTGGTACAACGAAGGAACAGCAGCAACACAGTTCTCAGACCTAGATGGTAACTACAAGTTGTCAACAGGTGCTGTAAAGGATGCTGCTCTTACCCTTGCTGGTAAGAACATCCCTCGCTTAGGTGAGACATATGTACAGTTCGTACACCCAAAGCAGTCACGTGACATTCGTTCGAACCCAGAGTTCATCGAAGTTACAAAGTACGCTGCTCCAGGTAACTTCATGCTCGGTGAAATCGGTCGTCTATACGACGTAGTATTCATCGAAACAACACAGGTTAAGAAGTTGGCAGTTAACGCTGCTTATACAACTTCAACATCTGTTGGTGTTCCAGCAGATTATTGGAGTGCTCCTGTTAAGACTAACACAGCCCCAGGTTCAGGTGGAAATCCAGAGTCTGCAGATTTCACTGCAGAAAAGGGTTACCTAACAACAGCAACTGGTAACGGTGCTGAGGTTTACGAATCAATCATGATTGGTGACAACGCATTTGGTCACGCAATCTCTCTCCCAGTTGAACTTCGCGATGGTGGCGTTCTCGACTTCGGTCGCGAGCACGCTCTTGCTTGGTATGCAATTTGGGGTCTTGGTGTTATCACAGACCAGGCTATCGTCAAGGTCTACACCAACTAGTTTTACCCTATGTCTGGGAGCCATACTCCTTCTTTGGCTCCCAGACATAACTAACTACACAACTTAGGAGAATAAACACCGTGGCAAATAAAGCAACAAGTCCATTGGATGCAACAGGAGTTGCAGCCGAAAAAGCAGCAAAACAAAATGCTGCAGAGTTAAGAAAGCGACAAGAAGAACTTTCTATCGCTAATCAGTTAGAGGTAGAGTCTCTTGAACGAGACGTTTTTGACCCAAAGAAGCCAGACACTCCACTAGTTTTGGATGAAATCGAAGACCTTGGAGTTTCAGTATCGAATGAGTACGTAGTCATTCGAACAATCTCCGATATTGATGAGATGACGTTTGGCGTTGTGAACGGGACTCCTCAAAGTTATTCCTTTAAAACAGGTGTTAAGTACCGTGTTCCACGGCACATCGCTGATTACTTGGAACAACTTGGTTACATTTGGCGGCCTAACTAAGCCGTCACAAGTAGTCCGACCCTCAACTGGTTCCCGCCCTCCTCCCAGTTGGGGGTTGGGCCTTTTGCGCTGTGTATTTGGCAATTACAGGAGAGAATTGCCACACCTAGTTTTGGAGGTTCCGTGGCTACACTTTCAGTCCTGGCTGACAGGCTGCGCTATGAAATTGGCGATATACCCAAGTCTTTTGTGTACACCTTTACAGCCGACGGAACTACAAATCGATTTTTAGTCCCATACTCTCCATTAGATGGAGCCAACTTAATAATTACCAAAAATGGTAACAACATATCTGATGATGCTGAAGTTGAAGAAGCAACTGGTTACATAGTTCTTGATACTGTGCCAGCAGAAGGTGACGACATTATTGTTGCTGGAAACTACTTTAAATACTTTACCTCTAGAGAAGTTGAACACTATGTTTCCACTGCTTTTATGGAACATTCTTTAAATCACACAGATTCGTTCGGGCGCACGATGACTATCGCTAATCTTCCTGGAGTTGAAGAGTATCCAGTAGTTGTACATGCATCGGTATTAGCGCTCTATGCATTAGCAAATGATGCAGCATTTGACATTAACGTGTTTGCACCAGATGGTGTAACTATTCCACGTTCTGAACGTTATCAACAGTTAATGCAGATGGCTCAGGCTCGTCAAGCACAGTACCGCGAATTGTGTTCACAACTTGGCATTGGTATGTACAAAATTGACGTGTTCAGTGTGCGTCGAATTTCTAAAACTACAAACCGCTATGTTCCGTTGTATCAACCAATGGAAGTTGATGATAGGTCTACTCCAATTCGTGTGTATGTACCTATCCCAACATACGGTGGTGCACAACCAGAAGTTACAGCGATTGTTCAAGACCTCTACATTTATGAAGGCGACGATTACACCTTCAACGTTGTATTTGATTTTGAACTTGACACCTATACTGCAACGTCTGAAATTAGACGGATGCCAGGAAGTTCAGCGCTAATAACCTCCTTTGCAGTTACAAAACCAGATGTAGGCACAGGAGACGGAGCAGGAATTCGTACTTTGCAGTTGGACCTGAGCGAAGAGCAGACTAGACTCCTTCCAAATACGTGTTATTACGATATTCAAATGGTTGATGCAAATGGCGTTACAAAGACATACGTAACAGGTAAAATCTTCGTAACTAAAGAGGTGACTATCCCATGAGCCAATATGTAAGACCAGGGGCTAACTCAACGACGTATGTAAACGACGTCATTAGCATAACCACGCCTTCTGGAACCGTCTCGTATGGAACGCCAGGAACCTCAGAAGTAGTAGTCCCAGACCTGGCCTACGCTCACACGCAATCAGTGTCTAGTGCTACCTGGACAATAAGTCATAATCTTGACTTCTATCCTAACGTTACAGTTTTGGATTCTGCAGGTACAATCGTTGAGGGCGAAATCGCGTACACCACTCGGAATCAAGTTGTTCTCACCTTTTCGGCAGCATTTAGTGGCAAAGCCTACCTATCTTAAGGAGACCCTGAGTGGCACGCAAGTACTTAACCCCCATTGACTTAACTAAGTTAGAACTTCAGAATGCTCGAATTCAGAACTTAGCAACTGCGCCAGCAACACCAGTAGTTGGTCAAATCTATTTTGATACTGTTCTTGGTTTTCTCCGTGTTTGGAACGGAAGTGCATGGGCTAGCACAAGTGCTGGTGCGCAAGGTACACAAGGTACCACTGGAGCACAGGGAACTGTCGGTGCGCAAGGTACTGCAGGTGCACAGGGTCTTGATGGCGCAAACGGTACACAGGGTACAGTAGGTGCACAAGGAACAGTAGGTGCACAAGGAACAGTTGGTGCACAAGGAACAGTTGGTGCGCAGGGAGCAGTAGGAACGCAAGGCACCGATGGTGCACAAGGTTTAGATGGCTCTAACGGTACACAGGGTACTCAAGGTACACAGGGTGTTGAAGGGCAGCAGGGCGTACAGGGAACCCAAGGAACTCAGGGAACTCAAGGAACTCTTGGTACACAAGGCGTACAAGGTACGGAAGGTTCTCAAGGAACACAGGGAACTTTAGGAGCCCAAGGTGCTCAGGGCACTGAAGGTGCGCAAGGTACTGAAGGTTCACAAGGTATCGAAGGTGCACAGGGTACAGAGGGTGCGCAAGGCACACAGGGAACTTTAGGTGCTCAGGGAACACAAGGTACACAAGGTACACAAGGTACTGAAGGTTCATTTGGTGGTATTACAGTTGCATATACATTCAGTAATAGCACAACTATGTCAGACCCAGGCGATAATTTTGCTCGTCTAAATAATGCTAACTTAACTTTAGTTTCACACATTGCACTGGATGATAATCCTGCTGATGGTAACTACGACATCTCTAACTTCTTACAAACAATTGATGATTCAACTTCAACCATCAAGGGTCACGTAAAGGTATCTAAGAAATTTGATACATCTGTCTTTGCACTCTACACAATTTCTGGCCTTACAGATTCAGCACCAAACTGGTTTGATATAGATGTTGCTTACGTATCTGGTAACGGAACATTTACCAATAACGATGAACTTTTATTTACATTTGCTCGTACTGGTGATATCGGTGCTCAAGGTGCTCAAGGTACAACGGGTGCTCAAGGCGTACAGGGCACTACAGGTGCTCAGGGAGCAGAAGGTGCTCAAGGTACAGGGGGCGCTCAAGGTACAGAAGGTGCACAGGGAGTTCAAGGTACTGAAGGACAACAGGGTACTCAAGGAACTTTAGGTGCTCAGGGTACTCAAGGTACCGAAGGAGCCCAAGGCGTCGAAGGACAACAGGGCGTTCAGGGCGTTCAGGGAACTCAGGGCGTTCAAGGTACTCAAGGTGCAGACGGTATTCAAGGTCTAGACGGTGCTAACGGTACCCAAGGTACAGTCGGTGCACAGGGTACAGTCGGTTCACAAGGAACAACTGGAGCCCAAGGTACTCAAGGTACAGCAGCACTTTGGAACTTTACTGGTGCTTATGGTGTTGGAACTTCATACGCAGTCGGCGATGTTGCAACATACGCAGGACAGACTTGGTACCGCATCGACGCTCACGGTGGCAACACTGGAGACACTCCTACAGAAGGAACTTACTGGACATTAATTGCTGCACAAGGCGTTCAAGGCACTGTAGGTGCCCAGGGCACTGCGGGAACTCAAGGTACTCAAGGTACAACGGGTGCTACTGGTACGACCGACCCAATCACTGCAGGTTACGCCTTAACAAAGGCTGGAGACCAGGTCTCATTCGATGCCTTCTCTGCTACTACTGGTGCAGGTTTTGAGGGCACTCAATACACAACAACATTAAATGCAGTTACTCCAACTGCCAATAACGCTATCAGTCTTCCAGATGCATCAGGTACTATCGCCCTTACTAGCGATATCACAGCAACAATTGCTGATACTGATGATGTTCCAGAAGGTTCCACAAATCTATACTTCTCAGTACAACGTGTAAACGATGCTCTGCAGACTGTAGTTGTTGAAGGAACTGGTATCCAAACAACTTACAACGGTGCACAACAGACTTACACAATCGCTGTAGACACAGCAGTTATTGCTACAAAGGATTACGTAGATGGCGTTGCTCAAGGACTTGATGTTAAAGAATCTGTACGAGCAGCAACAGCCTCAGCACTTCCTGCATACACCTATACCAGTGCTAATGGTGGAACACTCACTGCTAACGCAAATGCCGCTCTATCAGTTGACTCTGTTGCACTAGAAAACAACGAACGAGTTCTTGTAAAGAATGAGTCTGGTGGAAATCGTGCTTACCACGGTATTTACTCTGTCTCCCACAAGGGCTCTGGCTCAACCGCTTGGGTACTTGTTCGTGCAGAAGATGCCAACGAGACTGGTGAAGTAACTGCAGGTCTCTTTACCTTTGTAGAAGAAGGTGGACAAGCAGACACTGGTTGGGTTCTCTCAACAAATGAGGCTATTACCCTTAACTCTACAAACCTAATCTTCACACAGTTCTCAGGCGCAGGCGCCTTCACTGCTGGAAACGGTTTAACGCAGACTGGCACAACATTCAATGTTGGTGCTGGAACAGGTATCGTAGCCAACTCTGATGACGTTGCAATTGACACAACCACAGTTGCTCGTAAGTACACAACAACAATCGGCGATAACAGTGCGACATCGTTCACAATTACACACAACTTTGGAACACGTGGTGTACTTGTCTCTGTATACAACGCCGCTGCAAACTATGAGGAAGTTGTTGTAGATGTTGAAAAATCAACAACTAACACAGTCACTGTAAAGTTTGCAGAAGCCCCAACAACTGACTCTTACGTCGTGGCGGTTATTGGATAATGAGTAAAAAAGCCTTAGTTCCAGTAAATGTTTTCGCAACCGAGAACATTCCCCTTGGAAAATATCCAGGAGACCTTTACTGGAACACAGATGAACGTCGTCTGTATGCTTTTGATGGCGTTTCTTGGCTTCAACTAGTTCCTATTGCTGATGCAGACCTTATTGAAGGCGGTAATGAAGCCGCTGGCTCTGATACCTACGATACAACTGCAGAAGGCGGAGATGAAAACGCTGGAAGCGACGCTTACACAAGTTCCTACGATGGTGGAGGAGTGACTCTATAACATGGCAGTACGCATACAACTACGACGTGGTACCGAAAATGAGTGGTTCGTCAATAACCCAACTCTTGCCGCTGGTGAAGTCGGTATTGAGACCGACACACAGAAAATCAAGATAGGTAACGGCAGCACTGCCTGGAACTCACTTGGTTATGGTGGACTTCAAGGTCTTCAAGGAACTACTGGTGCTCAAGGCGTTCAGGGAACTGTCGGTGCTCAAGGCACACAGGGAACTTTAGGTGCTCAAGGCACTCAGGGAACTTTAGGTGCCCAAGGTACTCAGGGTACACAGGGAACTGAGGGTACTCAAGGCACACAAGGAACCCAAGGCGTTCTTGGTGAGACTGGTGCGCAGGGTACACAGGGTGTACAGGGTGAGATTGGTTCGCAGGGCACGCAAGGCACTCAGGGAACTTTAGGTGCTCAGGGTACTCAGGGTACTCAAGGAGTTCAAGGAGAGATTGGTTCTCAAGGAGTTCAAGGCGTTCAAGGCACTCAAGGCACGCAGGGTACTCAAGGAACTCAAGGTGTTGAAGGTCAGCAAGGAACTCAAGGAACTCAAGGCACGCAGGGTACTCAAGGCGTACAAGGCGTACAAGGCGTTCAAGGAACTCTAGGTACACAGGGTGCTACAGGTACATTCGGTGGAGAGACCCACGAATATAATTTCCTTACAGACGTCACTAATACCGACCCAGGAAACGGTAATCTAAAGTTTAACAACGCCACTATTGCTAGTGCTTCAGTCATGTACATAGACAACGTTGACTTTAATTCAAATGATATTACACAACTACTTGCCACAATTGATGACTCAACTTCTGGAATCAAGGGAACAATAAAGTTTACTGAGGTTGGAGACCCAAGTAGTTTTGCTTTCTTCCAAATCACAGGTGCGCACACGCACGAGAGTGGTGGCGCTTACTACAGCGTTCCAGTTGCATATGTAACAGGAACTTTGTCTGTTGTAAACAACGACAATCTGTACGTAACGTTTGCACGTGTCGGTGACAAGGGAGACACTGGTGCACAGGGAACCCAAGGTACACAGGGTGTGCAAGGTGTTGAAGGTCAGCAAGGAACTCAAGGAACTCAAGGTACCGTTGGTTCTCAGGGAACCCAAGGAACCCAAGGAACTCTTGGTGCTCAAGGAACTACTGGAGCAGGTACACAGGGTGTACAAGGAACTGAAGGTATACAAGGTGCTACTGGCACTGGTACTCAAGGAACTGCGGGTACATCGCCTTCAGGAAGTGCGACAGTTTCTGACGTTCTAATGCTAGGTGGTATGTAACAACTCAGTACTACCACGATGTATTTGGCTATGTACTGCTGCTTCTAGCAACAGTTTAACTGGCTGATACACCTCTGGCTTTAGCGTGTAAGTTGCAAAGCGCATTTGGTCTTGCTCTTGCTTCATCCTAAAGTTAAACACATACCAATCTACGGGCGCTGTAATCCCACGTGTAGCGATGTCTTTTAGTGCTTTTTCTGCTCCACGTCTACTGACTGCATAGGCTGCACAGGACCATTGTTGGTATGACTTGCAGACGTGTTCTTCGTAGATGTCGTGTTCTTCTGGTTTGTACGCAAACAAAGAGTCATCAGGAACAAAGAGTGAAAAGAAATCCCAAGTAGGCAAAAGTTCTTGCATATAAAAGTTTGTAATAGTTTCAAAGTTTTTACTTAACACAATGTCATCCTCAAATATGAGGAGTACATCCTTGTCTGTTTCTAGAAACGTTTTGTAAGCCATCCAATTACTTGCCCAAACACCGACCACTCCTGCGCTTGGAGGAAAGGTCTCACCTGGCTGTGCGTAGTCGTAAACAGTGTTAACTTTAAACTCAGGATGTTCATTTATAAAGTCCTCTGCTTTATCTGCTGTGTTTAAGTACATTGTTGGTGAACCAAGACGTGGCAAAAAAGACATTCTCTTTAAAATACCCTCATAAGAACGGTTCCTTACTTCATTTCCAGTATCCGTATGAAAGACTTCAAAGGTAGCGTTGCTCAACACTTCTTAATCCAAACCTGATAACCAGATTCAATGAGTGTGTACTGTCCTTGGCATACCGCTAGGAAGGCGTCCACGCCCCTTTTAGGCTCATTAAACGGGTTTCCGTCATAGTTCCATAGGTAGTCGTCAAACGCCATTATTCCGCCGCTTTCTAGGACTTTAAAGGCGTTTAACCCGTCAAGGGCAGTCTGTAGAGCCGTGTGGTCTCCATCAATATAGATAAAGTTAAAGGTCTTATCATTAATGCTAAAGAACTCGTCACTTGTCATTTTGCATTTTACAACTCTTAGGTCTGATGTTCTAGAATCGTAAAACTCCTCAACTGATGTGAAGTCTAATGTCTCATGAGCCTTTTCTTGACTTCCTCCCCAAGTGTCTACATCGTGAATAGTAGTTATGTTGCGGTTGTTTAATAACCATAAAGTGGCATCACCTGTGTAAGCACCTACTTGAAGTGCTCGTAACTCTGTTGTTGGAACATGACGAAAATACTTTTCAACATCTCTAAACCAATTAGGAAACATTAAAATAACCTCATATTGTTTAGACATCCGTTGACATACTCTGGAGCCATTTTGTGGTCATCGAGCAGGTGCTGGAATAGAACTTTACTTTCTTCTTTACGTCCTATCCACCAACTAGCCACTGCTTTTTCAAACAACAAACAATAAGAGCCGTAGTACTCAGTCCAACCTGGGAGTGGATTATTTAAAGGATTTCCTGCAAACTGAAGCCCTAACTCTGCAAAGGTATAAGCCTTTTGCCACTCTTTTCTGTACTGATAGTAACGAGCAAGTGCAAAGTATGCTTCAGGTCTTGTTGGCATAAACGCAATAGCATGATGCAAGGTATTTAGAACAGTGGCGCTTCTGTCTTGTTGTCTTGACCAACACAGCGCCATCTTTATCAAGGAGGTGTAGGTTAATAGCGGATTAGTCTTGTACCCAAGGTCTGCGGCTCGTAAGAAGAACCCAGCAGCAGAGGAGTGCTGTTTTAGTTTTTCGTACTCTTCTGCTAAAGCAAAGTTTTTTTCAGCACTTTTAGTGTTTGATGCTAGGTCAATAGTCAGTTCTTTAAGCCCCATAAGACAGCGCCTCCGTAATCATCTCATTCACAACGTTCTGTGGAACTTCAAGAATAAATGCACAGTTATCTTGAACTCCAAAACTAACAAGAAGATTGTCATCTTTTATTGCAGCGCCTACACAGAACTCAATGGCTGTATCAAGAAATGCAAATTCTTTACTAAGTCCTTTGAAGTTAAACTCTGAGTCCCACACCACAAGCCTGTGTCTGTACCTGGAGTCTTTTTGATTTAAGTAGTTTCTCCACAACTTAACTTCGTGAGTAATGCAGATATAGAACTCTCCCCACTTAACGACATGAGAACCTCCTCGTTGGTCAATTGGAGGTGTAGGTGTTTCTTTTACTATCGCCTGTTTGCATTCTGGCTCATTTGGGTTTGCCCACACAACTTCAGTAGGCATTGTCCATTTAACAAAGTGATACGGTTTATCTAGAACAGGCATCCAGTTTTTTTCACAGTAAGAAGTGTCTTCGTTCATGGGCGCGGGTATGCGCACGCGTGAGACCTCTTTAACAGACCATGTTTCTTTGTCTATGGTTAATTTACTATATTCCATTCGACCCTGACCATTGGTCGTGGTATCTCGTCTCACTCCTACTGCGTAATAGTCGTCGTCCCATTGAACGACTCGAATATCTTCTAAACCAACAAACTCCCAAATAGGCCTGTGTAGTTCAAGCATTTCTATTTGAGTTGAATTGATTATGTTTAGGTCTTTATCAAGTCGGCACAGGTAATTGACGGTTCGTAGATGTTGGTCTTTCTCAGGGTGCAAGTAGGTTAATGGCCCCCAAGGACTGAAGAACCTCTGGTCAGCCTCTGAAATGTACAGGGTGTAGTTAACTATTCTAAGATTGACAAGGATATCGCCGTCCTTGTCAACGTAAACACTGGGGTTCATTATCCCAGTATTGTCAGGAAGGGTATGTTTGACTATTAAGGGCGCTAATTTTCCGCCCTGAGAAACCGATTTATGCACCAAATTCATGTGGTCACTTTAGCCCACATCCCCCCGAAATACGAACTAACCTTTACTTGTTTAGTCGTACAGGTAAGGGATTTATCTGTACCTTACTGATACTGCTATTTAAGGAGTCTCATGCCAACGATTTACAAGGTTCTGGGCCAGTCAGCCCCAGCAGCAACAACCTTAACCACACTTTACACAGTCCCTTCAGCAACTGATACTGTGGTCTCTACAATTGCCATCTGTAACCGTGCAGGAACTTCAGGAACATACCGTATTGCGGTTCGTCCTGCGGGTGCGTCAATTGCTAACCAGCACTACATTGTTTTTGGAGCAACAGTAGCAGCCTCTGACTCTGTTCTTCTAACTCTTGGTATCACGTTAGATGCAACAGACGTACTTACCGTTTTTGCATCTTCAGCAGACATGTCGTTCTCAGCATTCGGAAGCGAGATTTCGTAATATGGCAACAAGGAAGGCTAGTGATTCCAACTTAACTGGAAAAAAATACAACGATGCTTCTGCTGGTGCTGCCAAAATTGTAGACGTCGTTGAGGCACCCACACTTGGAACAGCAACTGCAAATAATTTAACGGTATCCGTGCCTTTTACTGCTGCTGCAAATGGTGGAGTTGCAACTAACTTTACTGCAACATCAAACCCAGGAAGCATCACTGGTTCTAGTGCTACTAGTCCAATTACTGTAACAGGACTTACTAATGCACAGACATATACTTTTACAGTACGTGGCTCTAATGCTGTTGGTCCAGGAATTGTATCTGCGGCAAGCAACGCTGTTACTCCAACCCAAACAACGCCAGATGCTCCTACAGGTCTTACTGCAGGGAACTCTACGCCTACAACACAGGTTCTTTCCTGGACTGCACCATCGTTTGGAGGAACAAGTGCAATCAGTTCATATAAAGTCACTTACGGTTCAACCACTGTTTCAACGAATTCTAGTTCTACTACATTTACAGTTACTGGTTTAACAGCCAACACTTCTTTCACTTATTCAGTAAGAGCCACAAATGCTTCTGGAGATTCTCCATCTAGTGGAACTGCGACTAAGTCAACAGCAGCAAATGCAACCACTGTTTTTGCAACCTCTAGTTCTTCCTTTACACCTGCTTACTACCCATTTACATACACAGCCACTGCTAGAAGTGGGGGAACCAGCGCGAGTAACTCTATAGCAAACCAACGCTATTCAGCAGGTCCTTGCTTTTCTAGCGGCGAAAGCACACAGTATTATCAAGCAGTTTCAGGAGCAGGCGGTGCAGGTGGTGGAAATGCTACTGGACAATACACAATTAACTCTGGAAACATAAACTATACTGTTGGTGGAGTTGGAGGAACTAGTAGCGTAAACAGTAACGCTGGAACTCTTACATCATCTGGAAACTCTGGTGGTGGCTCTTCATATGCCTTTGCTGTTGCAGGTTCACCCTCTGACTGTTGCTCTAGAGGCTCTGCTAGTGCAGGTGCTGCTGGAACTGGTGGTGGTGGAACAGGAAGCGCCTCTGTTAGTGCAGTAAACTTCTTTGGATGGGGTGCTATTTCTGGGGGTGGTGCAGGTGCAGGTCCTGCTCAAGGTAACCTAGGAAATTCAGGTTCGGGTTCAGGACGCGGACAGGGAGGAACTGGTGGAGGTGCCAGCGTTAACCAAAACAGTGGTTCCAACTGTTTTGCGGGTTCATTCACATTCACTGCACAAGCAGAGACTGTGGCGGCCGTTGGTGGAGCAATCGCTATTGTTCCTGCAAACGTTTAAGGAGACGTAAGTTTATGAAAGAACTAGTGATTCTTGATGATGAAAATGTTGTTAAAAACATAATTATTGTTGAAGACAACATTTCAGAAGAATTATTAAACATTTTCTTAACAGAACAAGAGGCTGCCTCATACGTTTACAAAGATGAGGTAGAGTATTTTGTGGGTCCAGAAAGTGATGTAAGTATCGGATGTTTATGGGACGCCGTTACCAAAACCATGACTTCTCCCAACGAATTTTTAAACGACGGAGTAGAAGCAATAGAATTATTTCCAGTAACAAAAATTGGTTAAGTAATTTGTTGTAGGGGAGCATAAAATGAAAAAACTATGGAGAAAACTAAAAGTATACACCGTAGATGAGGAAACGCAAACTTACAGGATTTCTTTGTGTGAGTCCTGTGAGCATTTTACAAAAACTAGACAGTGTTCCATATGCTTTTGTTTTATGGACCTAAAAACTCAACTAGCGGCTCAGCATTGCCCCATTCACAAGTGGCCCAAAATAGCAGAAAATGCTATTGTTTATGAGGAACAAAAAGAAGACGACAAAAAACTAAAAGACTAGGGGATGGGCTTTTGGAAATTACCTTTATAAAAACACACACGCACGTTCCAGACTTCTGTGCTCCAGTTCCAGCAGCAGATGAATTGCCTGATTGGTACAAGAAACAGTCGTCTTATATGACTGCAGACAGTAAACGAGTTCCGTTAATTGATGAAGAACAAAATAAGGTAAACACTAGTTCTACAATAAAAAGGTGTATGCCAGTGTTTGACTCAATGAGTTCTGGATACTTACTCAGGTCTTCCTCTGACGTATATGTAAAGACATCAATTGATGGAACTCCGTTTTATGCGTGGCCAGACTCTCACTTAACTCAAATAGAATTTCACTCACCTAAACAAGCAGACCAACATCCGAAGCATAATCCTGATATAGCATATCCTAAGTGGGTAAACTATTGGGGAATAAAAACTCCAGAAGGATACGCATCCTTATTTGTGACTCCTTTACACAGAGATTTGCCCTTTGAAATTCTTCCAGGAGTAGTCGATACTGACACATACAATTCCCCAGTTAATTTCCCCTTTACTTTAAAAGACTCTAGATGGGAAGGTTTAATACCTTCTGGAACTCCAATTGCGCAAGTTATTCCATTTAAAAGAGACGAGTGGACAATGAATTTTGGAGGAGACAAAGAAAAACTAGACCAAAGTATACAGGGCATGCAGTTAAGAACAAAGTTTTTTGATGGCTACAAAACTATGTTTAGAAAACAAAAATCATACAGATAAGGAATACAAAATGTACGTATTACCAAAGCCACTAGAACCTACACGAGTAGTTGCTGGGTGTATCGCCATATATGAAGGACTATGGGATGACGTAGTTAAAACAATTCAAGAAATAGAACAAGAAACTCTTGATAAAGAGTCGCTTGTAAAGTTTTTTAAATCAAAGACTCTTGAAGACCCAGAAGATTCGTTAAATAAACGAACTAATCTTGATTTGAATTTAACAAAAGCAGCAGAAATATCTGAACCATTACGTCTTATTCACAACAAAGCATATGAGTATATGGCTCAAGCACTCCGTTGGTATGTTCCAACATACGGAATTCTAGACCCAATAATGTTTGTAGAACCATTAAATTTGTTGCAGTATCAAGGAGGCCAAGAATACACCGCACACTATGACGGTGGAACAAGTACACGAAGAGCAATCTCTCCAATCATTTACTTAAATGATGATTATGAAGGTGGACACTTAGAGTTCACAAATTTTGAACTAAAGATTAAACCAAAAGCGGGAACTCTTGTGTTATTTCCATCCAACTATGCGTACACACACATAGCACATCCAGTAACTAAAGGAACAAAGTACGCAATTGTGACTTGGTTACATGACTATCAGGGTTAATAATGTCTGAAGAAATTACGGTGTACTGGGCACCTATGTCTAATGGAGAAGTTTCAGAACTTGGTGAATGGAACTTCATATACGGTGAGCCTAGTACGCTTTTTTCAGACTCTTCTAAAGTAAGAAATCCAGATGCAGGAAGTGAATCTTTTCTTGCATGTCCTGCAATGACAAAAAGTTTAAAAAGAACTTATGTTTTTACTAATCCTGTTCATTCAGAATACGAATATAGTGCTACGTCTATTGAAAACGTTACTATAAAACCGCTTTCAAAAACTTTTATGGGGTTAGAGATGATACGAAAACCCACACTTCTTACTGGACCTACTATGGTGTATAAACTTCAATACATATTTTTTGCAAGCGAATCTTTAACTGCAAAGTTTACTCCTCCATACTTTCATAAAGCAAAGCACACTGTTTATGGCTCAATTGTTCCAGGAGAATACGATATTGGACAATGGTTTAGACCATATGTGTGCGAACTCCAACTGTGGAATACTTCTGGAGATTTAATAATTGAAAAAGATGAGCCTATTATGTACGCAGAATTTATGACTGATAAAAAAGTGACTTTAAAAAGGTTTGTATTGTCAAAAGAGTTGTATCACCTGTCTACTATGGGCTCAAAATCAATAAGCACCTTTGGAAGAGGGGTATCCTTAGAAGAACGCTATAGGATTTTTGGTAAAACACGCACTAAAGACGTTGTTTTGAAAGAAATACAAAAAAACTTACTTGATTAATAGCCTGTAGGCTAGGCTATGCACCATACTTGACCTATGCGTGGTAACCGTGTAGAAGGCCGTTTTAAGATAGACTACGAAACCTCCTCTATGGATGAGGGTATGGTTGATGAACTACGCCTACCTGTAGGCACCGCTGTAGATTGGTGGCTTTGGAACCCTACAGAGTTTGCAGATAACTACGAAGATTACGTAGACCCCATCTACGATACCTCTAACCAAACTAGTGGTTTAGGTCGTCGTTGGGATGAGCCTTTTGACATGCCAGTTATTTTGGCGCAACAAATTCGCGGCAATAACGTCATGAACGAACGAGGCTTTTATACAGTGGACACTCTGCGCCTTGTAATTGCCGTAGATGACGTCAATAGACTTCTTCCAGTAATTGTCTCTGAGCCTACCTCTCACATCAAGGACAGGGTGGTGTTTCAAAACCTAGTTTTCACGCCCACACGCGTGAACCCTCGTGGAAGATATAAAGACCGTTACTCTGTAGTGACGATAGACTGTAACCAAGTAAACGCAGAGGAACTTGTAAACGACCCACAGTTCCAACAGTACGCAAACTAGGAGGTTACGCGTGGACTTTGAACCAGAGTTGGACCCAGACCTTTTTGATGAAAAGTTAATGGATGAAATTGATAAAGAATTTGAGTTAGCAGAAGACTACGATGACCATGCTTGGGACGAAGAAGACCAAGAAGAAGGGGATAAGTAATGCCTAAAGCAACTGCAAAACAAAAGGGAAAAGTTGAAAAGGTAATACGGGAGTATAAAAAGGGCGAACTTAACATTGGTAAATCTGATAAGAAAGTTAAGTCTAAGAAACAAGCCGTAGCAATTGGCCTTAATCAAGCAGGACTTTCAAAGAAGAAGAAGAAATGATATTAACAAAACTTGAGCCAGCCCCACTCAAGTATCCAAACGGTGGAGGAATAAAGGCAATGACAGGTAGAACTGCTCCAAAGTCTCAAAAACTAGAAATTGAGGCTTTAAAAAAGAAACACGAAGTAGAATTAGCAAAATTGCAAGAAAAACACTCTAGTGTTAACTCACCTAAGAAGAAGGTTAAATAATGCCTCGTAAAAAGACTCCTGGTGGTCGCGTAGGTAAATCTCCACAAAAATCAGTTAATACTGCCGTAACTGAAGATAAATACGAGTCAGGTGGAGCAAAATTGCGTAAAAAGAAGGGCGGCTACGTTCGTAAGCCAAAACCTCCTATCCGTTACAAGAGGAAAGCGGTTAAGTTCGACTAATGGCAAAAACACTTAAAGTTGCTGGCGTAAAACATACTGTCAAAAAGAACAGTAAGGGCGATGTCGTAGTTGACCATGAGGCTAAGGCTAAGGCTGGTAAATGGGACAAGATTAACCTGACAAAAAAGGGTGGCTCTAAGACTATTGAGCAGGGTGCTAAGGCTGTTAAAGATTGGCACAAAAAGAATCCTCACAAGAAGGTGAAGTAATGGCCTCTCAAGGCCCTTGCTGGGATGGCTACATTCAAAAAGGCATGAAAATAAAGAATGGTAAGAAGGTTCCTAATTGCGTACCAGCAGGTAAAGGAGTAACAAATGGCAGAAAAAAAGTCAGCAAAACCAAAGTCAAAAGTAAATGAGGCTGGTAACTACACCAAGCCTGGTATGAGAGCATCGCTCTTCAAGAAGATTAAGGCTGGCACTAAGGGCGGTGACCCTGGAGAATGGTCAGCACGTAAGGCTCAACTGCTTGCTTCAGAGTACAAGAAGGCAGGCGGAGGGTACAAGAACTAATGGCTCTTGCAAAATCACAACAGTCATTAAAGAAATGGTCTAATGAAAAGTGGCGTACCTCTGATGGCAAAGAATCAAGGGGAAAAAAGCGTTACTTGCCTGACAAAGCATGGGATGCTTTATCTCCTTCAGAAAAGGCTGCGACCAACAAGGCTAAGGCTGAAGGTAATAAAAAAGGCAAGCAGTTCGTTCAACAACCTAAGAAGATTGCAAAGAAAACCTCCAACTACAGATAGGAACCACTATGTGCGCTACATGCGGATGTATGAAGCCAAAAGACAAGCATGGCGAAAAGACTCTAGCCGCTGCTAACAAGAAGTATGCAAAGAAAAAGGACGACAAAAAGAAGGAGAAGAAGTAATGGCTCTCTCCTGTAAAATGAGAAATTGCAAGTGCAAGTGCAGCATCTGCAAGAAGGGGAACTAATGAAGAAGTTATCTCCCAAGCAGAAGAAGATGGCTGCTCTTGCTGGAAATAAAAGTAAGATTGATGCACCAGATTTGAAGATGCTTCGTGCCTCTAAGGGTAAGAAGCAGGCTATGCCAAGAAAACGCGGTATGTAATGGCCAAGTACACAAAAGAAGCAGACGAAAAGAAAGATAAAGGCCTTTTGAAAAAGGCTGGGTTTGACAAGGAACAAAAAGAAGAGTTTGAGAAGAAAGACGAGGCTCATGGAAAGAAGAAAAAGCCTAAAACTCTTGAAGAAGACAGGGCTATTGATAAAAAGATTATCAAGGGCATAAAGAAGAAAGAAAAAGCCCACGAAAAGAAGGAAGGCAAGAAAGGCAAGAAAGGCGAAAAAGCCGAAGAAAAGCGGGAGAAGAAAGAAAAGAAGTAAGAGTTAGGCCCCTTAATCGGGGCCTTTCTTCTATCCTTGTCTCATCGGAACTCCGTGCGGACTCCGTGTAGTGCCCACTACTTGCGACAAAGGGGATTATAAATGGCTTGGAAGCCTTGGTATGAGCGTGCAGTCGATATGCACGGTAAAGAAGAAGTCGAAGAGTTCATGCGTGGAATTTTTGGGTATCGTCCTAAACACCGTGAACCGATAATCGCTGGCCTTGTCGCAGGGTATGTTGGTGGAAAAGTTGCCGCAGCCTCTGTGAAAAGAGCCAAGAAGAAGTGACTTTATCTAAATTTAATAACGCAATAAAAGCCGCTAGTCACGAGACTACAAGGCTTATGTCTGCACGTCTTCGTTCCGAAGCGCAGGCAAGCGGTTGGCCATCAGATGTATCGCGTACCCTTCGTGTGTCACACGGAAAGAATGGCTTTGAAGCCCACGTGTCTAAGAAGCATTACCAAAGTGCCATGGACCTTGAGTATGGCACTCCAAACACTCAACCTACCGCTGCTGTTCGTCGTTTTAAAAACCGACAAGATGAAGCAGAACACTTTTTTGTTGGACGCTTAGAGAAGCACTTCGGTGACCTATGAGTTTCCTACTTGCTGAAGATGAAGCCCTGAGAAATTTGCTAAAAGGGATGACCGTTACAGACCAAAAGTCAGTCACTGAAGAAGGTTCAACACGAACTGTTGAAGTTTGGTTTGGTCAACCTGACCAAGAACTTCGTGACCAGAAATACCCTTACATCACTATCGATATGGTAGATGTTGCTGAAGATTTTTCACGTGCAATGCGTGGCAAGGTAAGGCCTACCTATTATTCTGACCCAACAAGTATGGTTCAAGGCGTACAGGGAACCCAAGGTGTTCAAGCAGTTCAAGGGGTTACCTTTGATGACGATTTACATGCTTGGGATATGGATTTTCCAATTCCAGTAAACATTGATTATCAAATTACAACGTATTCTCGTCAACCACGCCATGACCGTCAAATCTTGGCGCAATTGCTATACACAAAGATTCCAATGCGGTTCGCTGTTCTTCAACCTACTGATGACACGGTCCGTCGTTTGGATGTTTTGGACATTGCAAAACGCGATGTTTCAGAAAATGGAAAGCGTTTATTCGTAAACGCAATCACGGTGCGTATCTCAAGTGAAATAGCGCCATCTACATTCAACAAACTCTACAAGGTGCTCCAACTCGACATCACAGGAACAACCGACAACCCTATTTTGGGTCGTGGGCAGTTCACTGCAATAGACCCGATTATCATAACGCAATCATAAGGAACCCTTACCCAACTAGTTAGGAGAAATCATGGCATATAGCCGCCCAGGTGTTTACATTAGTGAACGCCTTCTACCAGCAACAATTCCTGCTGGTGTTAACGCTGATGCTGCTGGAGCCGTTGTTGCAGCCTTTGCACAAGGACCAGAAGCAGTAACTCGCGTTATTTCGTGGTACGAGTTCACCAAGTCGTTTGGTGGATACAACGCAACCTATCCAGCAACATTCCAAGTAGCAGCATTCTTCCAAAATGGTGGACGTGAACTATTTGTAAAGCGTATTCTTGCAGCAGATGCAGCCGCTGCAGACGTAGACCTAGTTAATGGCTCTGCTCAAATTGCAACTGTAACCGCTAAAAATGCAGGAACAGACGGCAACAATCTTCGTGTCGTAGTTACTGCAGGTCAAGTATCAAATACCTTTACTTTGACTCTTTATAAAGAGTCTGGTGTTGCTGGTATTTCTGACGACATTCTTCTTGAGCGTTACGAAAACATCGTATTTGATGACGCAAATTCTAGTGATTTTGCTGAAACAGTAATTAACCTTGTTTCACCAAACATTGAAATTGAAGTTTTGTCAAGTGGGTTATCTGGAACAGACCCTGTATCTGCTACTTACCCACTTACAGGTGGTTCAAATGGAACAGCCGTAGCATCTACTGATTACACCAACTACAAGGCTAGTGGTTCTTCAGTATTTGAAGGCTTCTCTTCTTTTGAACGCCCATTTGTTATGTTCCTTCCAAATGTAAACGCACTTGCTTCAGGTGTTACTGGAGTTTTTGATGCTGCAACATCTTGGGCAGAAGACAATAACGGATTCGTTGTCATCGATACTGACCCTGATTTGACAGTTGCAAACGCAATCAGTGCTGCTGGTGCACTTGCAGATACCAGCCATGCTGCTGTGTATTACCCACACTATTTTATTGCTGACCCACTGGGACGTGGCGCTGGTGCGCTTCGTAAGATTGGTCCAGCAGGTGCTGTAACAGGCCTATATCTAACAACAGATGCAACTCGTGGAGTCTTTAAGGCTCCTGCAGGCATCACAGTCTCTCTTCTCGGTGCCGTTGCTATGGAAAAAGCATTCACTTCATCTGAATTAGATTCAATGAACGCAAGTACTTCTCCAGTAAACCCAATTCGCAACATTCCTGGTGCAGGACTTGTTGTTATGGGAGCACGCACACTGAAGCAAGATGGAACAGCAAATAAGTATGTAAATATGCGCCGTTCTCTTATCTACATCCGTAAAGAACTGAAGAATCGTACAGAGTTTGCCATCTTTGAAAACAATGATGAGAACCTTTGGTCACGTATTCGCACAACTATCTCTGTATTCCTCGGTGAATATAGAAATCAGGGCGGTCTTCGTGGTGGAACAGACGCAGTTGCATTCTTTGTAAAGTGCGATGCTGAAAACAACACAGCCGCTCAAATTGCAAACGGAGAGGTTCACATCCAAGTTGGTGTGGCTCTTCAATACCCAGCAGAGTTCATCGTCATCGACCTCAGCCAAAAGACGCTGAACTAACCCGAAGGAGAAATAACTAATGCCTACAATCGTTAACCCTAGGTCAAACCTAATAACTGACCCGTTACGTAACTTTAGGTTCTTGGTTTCGTTTATTCCACAGGACACCACAAACAATGCCTTAAAAGGCTTAGTAGGAGCACAAGCCACGACGTTTGGCTTTACTTCTGTTTCTGGTTTATCTGTGACAACCGATTCCATCCCTTACCGTGAAGGTGGATACAACACCGTTGTACACCAGATTCCTGGTCAAACAACCTTCACACCAATCACGCTACAGCGTGGTGTAATTATTAACACAAAGCAGAACTGGGAATGGATGCGCAATCTATTCGCAACTGTTGCCTCTGGTGGTAGCACACGTGCACTTGGTCAAAACTTCCGTTGCGACCTTGAGATTCAGGTTCTATCTCACCCAATTCCTGCTGCTGGTGAAGATGATAATTCAACCGCAACAGACCACGTAGCCCTGCGTGCCCGCGTGTACAACGCTTGGCCAACTGCTGTGGCATACTCAGACCTCAACGCTGGTGATAACGCACTTCTTGTGGAGCAGATGACGCTCGTGCATGAAGGCTTTGACATCAATTGGGCACCTAACCTAACTCAAAATGCTCCAGCATTTGGTGCTGGTGCACCTGCAGGAAGTAGTACTTCTGGCAGCGGCAGTGGCGGACTCCTACAAGTTCTCTAATCTAACAAAGGAACATAATGTCGAAAACAATTAGTGCAGCGGCTAATCCCGCATTGGCAAATGATTTGATTAAGAAGGCTATGGATGAAACTCCAAAGCCAGAACAAGAAGTAAAGTTAACACCCCCTTCGGATAATGTAGTGACCCTCCCTGGCGGCTATTTGACAGACGCTGGGGAGGTCATTACCGAAGCCGAAGTTCGGGAGTTGACTGGTGCAGATGAAGAAGCAATTGCTAAAGCAGCAAATGTTGGTCGTGCGCTTTTAACTATTTTGCAGAGAGGTACCGTTCGTATCGGTAACTTAAAAGCAGAAGAAAATGTGCTTGATAACTTGCTTTCTGGAGACAGAGACACGCTGCTTTTGGCTATCTTCAAAGCAACCTTTGGACGCACAGCAGAGATTCAGGTTAACTTTGGTGGAGAAATTAAGCCAGTTGAAGTTGACCTAGATGTTGACATTAAGACCAAGTCTTTATCAGACCCTCTTAATGACCGTGTGTTTGAAGTACAAGGTAAGAAGGACACTTTTATTGTGCAGTTACCAACAGGTAAAGCACAAAAAGAGATTATTGCCAGTTCAGACAAATCTGCTGCTGAGTTAACGACCATCATGCTTGAGTACACGGTTGTTCAAATCAATGGCTCTCCAGTACTGAACAAACAACAGGTACGAAATCTTGGACTTGTTGACAGACGCAAGATTGTTGACGAAATAAACAAACGTATTCCTGGACCACAATTTGACAACATAACTGTAACTGACCCTGACACAGGAAGAGAGGTACAAGTGCCGATTAATTTCGGTACCTTGTTTCGATTCTAAGGTCACGCCCTTTGGCATGTTAATGGCTGATTGGGCAGCGTTAGTGAACTCCTTTGAAGGATGGACGCTAACAGAAATTAAAGCGCTTTCTCCACGAGAGCGTCAAAATTGGTTAGAAGTAGCCAAATACATTCGTAGAAAGGACTGATGCATGGCTAACAAAATGTTGACAAACATTCAGTCCGTTACTAATGGTGTTGCCACACTCACTCAAAAAGTTAATGAACTCTATGCTGCCGTTGACAAGGTATCAGGTGCTGCAGAAGGCGCTGTTGAAGGAGTTCAAGGTGCCCTTAGAAATATGGGCGGAACTGCACACCTTGGTTCAGCAACGTCTCGTCCTGGAACTGGCACTGATGGCGCTAGGTTTACACCAACTGGCGGAGGTATGCCGTCTTATTCCCAAATGGACGACGGAATGGGCAAGTTCAACTACAACCAATCTTCTTTTGGCGGTGGTTTTGGTGGAAGTTTTAGACAACAAAGTTACTGGGAAGCAGATGACGGCGGTTTAAGTCAAGCAGCGGCTGGTGCTCAAAATACGGGCCTTGGTTTAGCAAAGATGGCTCTAGCGCCTGTTGCGGGTGCATACGCTGCGATGCCAGACCTTGCATTAACTATGCAACGCGAGATTGGTTACTATCAAGCAGCGTTGCGTGCTCCTGGAATAAACAGAGCACAATTCCAATCCCAGTTTATGGGAAGTATGAAGGGCGGAATGTCGAGCGTTGGCTCTGACTCTCTTGTTGCAGCATTACTGGCTGGTCGTGGATACACCCCAGGAACCTCCAACTTTACCCAAGCAGGACAAGAAGTTGCTGGAGCATACAGATATCTGGGAATAGAGAACGCCGCAGCGGCATCTGCTATCTCTGGTTTCCAGTCTGGTCCTATGGGAGCAAATCTTTACCAATACGGCATCAGCACATACGATGCTCAGACTGGTAAAAACAGACCTGTTGGAGAAATTGCAAAAGATTTAATGGATTTGATGGCTCCTGGTGGAGTTAGTGGAGCAAAAGCAGTAAACGAGTCTTTCTTAAGAGGTGCACTTGGTGCAAACCTTAAAACTATGGGATTTGATGCTGCACAGCAAGAGATGATTCGTCAAGCAATGGTTGACCTTTCTGAAGGAAGAAACCCAGATTTAAGAACAGCAAAGGCTGCAATTGGAAATGAAAACACAGTACTTGACTCTGCTGCTCGTTTAAATGTTTCTCAAACAGAGTTAATGAATGAAGCAGCAAAAGGAATGGTTGAAGGGTTTGAAAATGCTGCTGACACTGTAGAAGCATTTAATAAAGCCTTAAAGCCTGTTGCTGAAGAATTAGGTTATCTCAGAGGTTTTATTGGGGGTGTTGGCGGAACCAACGTTGGTCAAGGTCTTGCTACCTTTGCAACAGTGTTTACTGACGGCGTCAAACAGTTTATGACTGGTGTTAAACAATTCACAGACGCTATCCCATTTGTTGGAGGTGGCACTTCTGGTTTTGGCGCTGCATTTGGCGCAAGTATGTTGGGTGGCAAAGGTGGAGGAGCACCTGTCTCTGGAGCAGTTAGCGCACCTTATGGCGCTCAGGACAACTCTGGAATGTGGGCTGGAACAAACGGTAAGCACACAGGTATCGACTACGCAGTTCCAAAGGGAACTCCAGTCATTGCTCAACTTCCAGGAAAAGTTTCTAGCGTAAACCCAGGTCCAGATTACGGAACTGCCGTTGTTATTGACCATGCCAATGGTTATCAAACAATTTATGGTCATTTAAGTTCTCGTGATGTAAAAGTTGGAGATGAAGTAAAACCTGGACAAAAGATTGGTAAATCAGGAGATTCTGGAAATGTAACTGGTCCTCACTTACACTATGAAGTGCGAAAGGGTAAAAACAATCCAATAGACCCTAACAGCCTTGAAGGTTCTGCAGGAAATTTCTCAGCGTCAATGGCTGCTTACAGTCAAGATTTTGCATCTGCTATGTCTATAAAAGTAGGTAAAAAGTCCTCTTCTCCAAATAGCAGTTCTAGCGCTAATTATGTTTCAGTAAAGGGTACTGGAAGTGAGATTGATTGGGCAAAGAAGTTCTTAACAAAGATTGGTGCTCCAGTAAGCGAAGGTAATATTGGAGCCTTAACTACATGGATGAGATTTGAGGGAGGACATTGGAAGAACAGTGCGTCCTACAACCCTCTAAATACAACCCTTGATATAAAGGGTGCTATTGGAAGCATGAACGAGGTTGGCGTAAAACGCTATGACTCATGGGAAACAGGACTTACCGCAACTGTAAAAACGCTTCTTGGCAATAAGTCTGTTGAACGCGGTTATGCAGACGTTGTCGCTGCATTCCAAAGTGATGCTGGAACTTCGGCTATTTTGAACGCAGTTAACAACTCTGCTTGGCTCAATGGTAGGACAAACAGCCCAGGATACAAGTTTCCTCAAGGTGGAGGAACATCTGGTTTTGGCGCATCTTTACCGCAACCAGTAAATGAGCCTGGAACTAACAATGTTTACATAACAGTTAAATTTGAACAACCAGATGACCAGTCTGCACGAAAGTTTGCTCAAATGGTAGAGACATACTTAAAACGTAGTAACAATAACTCAGCAATAGGGAGTGTTTAATGTCTAGACAAACAACTTACGAAGATGCAGCCAAAACCGCTCTTGAAGCAAAAAAGAAGCAAGAAAATGAGCGTGCCAAACAAAAGGCAAAAGACCAACAAAAACAAAAACTTGCTTCATTAAAGTCTGAGATTAACAAAATAGACGCACAATTAAAAGATGTAAAAGTGTTGATTGATAATGAAGAATTTGTTTTAAACAAAGCAAAAAAAGATTATCAAGACTACTTCAAATTTGCTGCACCTAATGGATTGCAGAGTGAGTTAAACTCCTCTGAACTTGCTCAGTTGGCATTGTTGCAACAGCCCATAACTGTTGCCACAAATCGTTTAAAAGGCTACACAACACGAAGAACTAACCTAAATAATCAGAGAAAAGACAAAACAAAACAGATAAACGACACTGTAGGGGCAAGTGACCGTTCTAGAACACAGCAAACACAGACATCAAACACAAGCAGTTCACGGCCCCCTACAACAGGAGGCGGAAACGCAACTAACAGCACAGGTGGAGGCGTAGATGCTAAAGGACCTTATAGGTACAACCCACCGATGGTTAAATCTGCGTACTTTAATGCTGGAATGGCTGCAAAAACTTTAGGAGATTCAGTTATCACTGCTCCTGGTTACGAGTCTGCACAAAATGCTTGGGGAGCAAACGGAAAGCATAGCCGTGGCGCAATTCAAATGGACAAAAAGTTTGTTACTAAAGTTTTAAAAAAGAAAGACCCAACAGGTACCACTTTTACAAACTTTGATGACCAACTTTATGGGTTTAGATTCCTCTATAACCCAACGACTGTCAGTATGGGTTGGCAGATTAATACTGCAATGAATCCACAGTTTCTTGCAAGTGGAGACGATGAGTTTGTTCCTATTTCTGCTGGTCTGTTGTCAAGCGTAGTTGAATTTACCTTGTGGTTAAACCGTATTGAAGATATGAAGATTCTTTCAGACAAAGGAATTACCTCTAAAAACCCATACCCTTACCCACGCACCATCACCGCAAAAGATGAAACAGAGTTGTGGAAAAAAGGTACTATGTATGACCTTGAGTACTTATTTAAAACACTAAACGGACCTCATGCAACTTTCAAATCATCAATGTTGCAAGGGGATACCGCCGATAGAGGTTGGCTACGACCTGCAATCGTAGAACTTCACCTTGGTGCACAGATGAGGTACAAAGTTCGTATTCAAGACTTCTCAGTAAATCACATCATGTTTAACAGCAAGATGGTTCCAATTCTTTCAACTGTTAAGTTGACCTGTTTACGGTTCAACGATTCTCCCGAAAGAAGTGGTGGAACAGGCCTCACCACATACACAACTCCAAGTGGTGGAACATCCTGGTCTGGTTCTCCTTCTCCTTCTGATTTACAAGCGGCAGGTTACCGATGATATTTTTAGACAGCAGATACGCAGATGGTCGCCTTTATAAGGCTTACGACTCACGCACAGGAAAGTATCAATTATCTGTAAATAGAACTTGGCCAAACTATGTAACTACATTTTTTTGGCATTACTGGGTAGAGACAGACAGACTTGATAACTTGTCTTTGCGTTACTTAGGAAAGCCAAATTTGTGGTGGCGAATTGCAGATATAAATCCAGAAATTGTTGACCCATTTTCAATAGAGCCTGGAACACCTTTAAGGATTCCAAATGAATAGGTCCTATCAATATAGGAATGCAACTAGTTTTAAAGTTACATTTCCTGATTTTCCTTCTTTTAATACCTTGCCTCATAACTTCAGGCTTATTCAAAAAGCAGGAAAACAAGACGTTGTAGAAATAACTTATCCTAATTTCACCCCATTTTATCAACAGGCATTGAAGACTGGTGTTCCTTTAACCATATCGTGGACTAACGGATTAAACACAAATATTTGGTATGGGTATGTGTACGACGTTAGCCCAACCCATCAACAGAGTTTAAAAAAGCCAGTAATGGTTAGAGGTATGGGTTCATCTTTTGGTCTAAAAGATATGGGCAATAAAATTTGGGTAAACAGAACAGCCACCGAGATAGTCACTGAAATAGCCCAAAAATTTAAACTTAAACCAAAAGTTACACCAAGCAAAATTAGGTTTTCTCAACAATCTATGGTTAACCATACCTACTGGGAAAAACTAAAAGAACTAGCCCACAGAGTAGGCTATGTGGTACAGATGAGTAAGACAGAACTTCATTTTCATCCTCTTGATGTGATGATTGATAAGTTTGCAACTGTTATCCCTGTTCTCTATCATGATTGGGAAGAGAATCAAGTCGTTTCAATCATGTCTCCTACCTTAGATACCTTTGTTCCTACAGTCGGAGACTCAACTGAGGGCGTTTATAGTAAAAGAGAAAAACAAGTATCAGGTATTGACCCATTAACTGGAAAATCCTTTACTGCTTCTCATTCCCCAAGTGATTTTAAAAAAACGTTGAGAAAAGATGTAAGAAACACGCTCTTTAAAGAAAGCCTTAGTGGAACCATGTCTTCTAGCCCAAGTATGGCTAGAGAGTTGTCTAAAGCACAGGCAGTGCTGTCTCACTACTCCTTACGTGCTGAAGGCAAGGGTCAGGGAGACCCCCTAATGGCTCCATACAGAACTGTTGAGGTAAATGGGACTGGAGACTTCACAGATGGTTTTTGGGTGATAGAAGATGTTGAACACTTCGTTACTCATGATGGTCGGTATTACGTAGACTTTACCTGTATGTCTGATGGAACTGGGGCAAACAAAGGGGGAGTATTTAGACCTACAATGGCTGGCACAGTTCCAGTGAGAAATTTAACCTTTGAAGCCTCTACAGAGGGTTTGAGTGCACCTACCTCTACTAGAATTAGCGCTACTACAACAATAGTGAACGCAAACTCCGTTGGGTACACAGTTGCCCCTAGAAGATGGGTAGGTGCATAATGGCCGAAAAAGCAATCTCCCTACCATTTGCAATAAACTCTTTTGGAAAAATAACAGACACTACGGAGCCTCAAAAGATATGGGGAGACAGAGTACGCTCTGTAATAGGCACAGCACTAAGAGAACGGGTCATGCAGCCTGAGTTTGGAACAGACATACCTTCTTCAGTTTTTGAAACAACAGAGGATGCTGACGCACAAATCAGAACAGAAGTAATTGCAGCCTTTAATTCTCAATTGCCATCTTTAACATTAGACGACGTAACGTCAACCTTTGATGAGTTTTCAGGCGTAATGAACGTAGACATCATCTACGCATTACCTAACGACGAAGTTGTCAGTACATCTATCGGTTTAGTATCTATAGCAGGAACCGCCCCAATCTATGAGGAGTCACGATGAGTGTAACCCCCCCATCCAATATCCCGTTGTCTGTTGACTATACAAGCAAAGACTTCTATTCAATTAGAACAGAGTTAATTGCTCGTATTCAAGACCGAATTCCAGAATGGACTGCAGCAGACCCAGCAGACTTTGGCGTTGCTCTTGTAGAGGCTTTTGCCTATTTGGGAGACATGATTTCCTACTACATAGACAGAAACGCCAATGAAGGGTTCATATCTACTGCTACTCAAAGAAGTAGCGTCCTCAGTATTGCTCAGACATACGGTTATAGCCCAGCAGGTTATCGTGCAGCCTTTGTAACAGCAACTTTCAGTAACACTTCAAGTACCGCTGTAGTTCTACCCGTTGGAACTGTATTGGCAGGAGAAATTATTGAAGGAGACACGGTTCAACCAGTGTATTTTTCAACTAACACAGAGATTGAAGTTCCTGCTCAAGTAGGCTCTACTGTAGGAACTGAAGACATAACCGTTTACCACGGGCGTTCCATCACACTCATTGCAGAAAATGCAAATGAATATGGTGAATTAATTGGAGAGTCAACTGGAAAACCAGGTATGCGTTTTGATTTGAGTGAAACTCCAGTAGTAGAAGACTCAGTTGAGGTGTACGTGCAAGATGGCGATGTGTACACCAAATGGACACAGGTGCAGCACTTATTAGACTATGACTCAACAGACCAAGTCTTTTCAACATTAGTAGATGAAGAAAACAACGTCTCAATTATCTTTGGAGACGGTGTTTCAGGAGCAATCCCAACC